AGCTACTTCTCTATTCACAATAGGTGTCATCATAGGATCTACTGTATCAACAGATCCGTTAAGAGGAAAGAAAGGTATAAAATCCATTCTTTCACCATTTTTAAATAAGTTTGTGTAAACACCTTGACTAATCCATTCATCAGTTAACTGACTAAAGTTATAATCAATACCACCATCAATATATGAAGGTGTATCTGATGTGTTTCTTATAAAAGTTTCAATTATATATAAACCTTCCTCATTAAGTTGGTGTACTTGAACAGTATCAACGTACTTAGGGTGGTAAGGTGAGTTACTATCGTACTCTGATGTAAAATATCTTGTTATTAATGTGTCTAGATTAACTACTCCTTTAATTGAAGTTGATACTGACCAGTTAACTATGTTCTCAGCAGTGTGTAATATAGGATAAGGCTTAACCTCACGTCTATCCTCTGGAGTTAAGCTTTCAAGATCAACCATTGGATAATCTATTTGGATCCAGGCTCTTGATGTTTGCATTTCCTCCCATAAAGCACCGCTTAAAAATGATAATAAGTTAGATTTATCACCACCTACATCGTTTAAGATCCAGTCTTTAGCTTCTTTAGGTGCATTATCTATTTCTAATAAGGGTTGTTTACGTAATAAACCACCAATAATCATTTTTGAAAATTCTGATGTAACGCCAGGCACTTCGGCCTCGGCTTTGTAGAAATCGTACTGAGATTGCGTCATTGTAGGGTTAAAAGGAAGTAATAGGTTATCACTTGATGGTATTGTATCAAAATCCTTAGTATATGAAGGTCCTTGAATGACTGCTCTGTTCCGTTTCCATTCGTTTACTTGACTTAGATACTCATCATTAGGGTATCCAGGTCCTTTTCTTTGTTGTGTAGACTTAACTACACTTGAATTTGTAAATTTAATTGACATTTGTTGTTTCCTAAAACGTTAGTAGAAGTAACACGGTTACATTCGGGTTAAATAAAGTTTTGATTGGCGTATTTCCAGATCAAGTTAATTTTTGTTTACGTAAATGTGTGGTTGCCCCAGACCAAAAACGGGGATAGGGGGTGCTACCCCTAAAGCCTATAGCCATAGACAATTCTCTAGTACCCATCTTAGTATATAATCATACCCCCACCCCCATAGCCTATAGCCTAGGTTGCATTGAGTAGACTCATGATCCAACGCCATTAGATTTAACGGCTTTTGGCTTTTGGTCGTTGGCTTTTGGCTGTAAAAACAAAAAGCTTTTGGCTGTCGAAGATGTTTATGGACACAATTATCTTATTACGTAAACACAAATAGCCCCCTATTTACTGTACTTTACGGGCACATCATACATCGTTTGATTTATGATTAGCTAGTACACATATGGTTACTATCTGCTGTACTGTTAAAGCTGTACGGGCTTATTAAAAACTCCACGATCTATCACGGATGACAGCAGGTTTCTTCTTACCGATAGGGTATAAGTACTCACAGATGTATCGGATACCATCTGAGAAGTGTTCTGTGTTCTTACTCTTGTCTATAGTAGCATTATCCATACCAGTAGATTGTCCTACCTTCCATGCTGTCTGCTCCATAGAGGCTACAGTTCTAGTACAATCCTTGTTAAAGAACAGTCTACTAATACCGTTAGCATCTTTTAATAGGCTATTAACACAGTTAACAGAGTCTATTATTGGTGGTTGCTTACTCCTAGCACATACTCTGAACCCAGCATCTCTTAATATTGAGAAGTCTGTAACACCAGTAGCAGCACTTGTCTTCCTAGCATTACCTGAAGCATCAGGATATACTGTAATATCTTTACCTTTATATTTAGACTTAATCTTACGAATTAACTGATGAGTATCAGCAGATCCATATAACTCCTCTAAACAGTGTAATTGGTCACCACGATGGGCGAATACACTAGATGCCATGATTTTAACGTTAAAGTCAATGGCGATATGCACAGGCTCATCTTTACCTAATGGTAATAGATTATCTGATACATTCCATTCTCTGGAAAAATTATAAAATACACTATCTCCTGTATTATTAAAAGTTGCACAATATTCTTGTTCAAAAATCTTAAGGTCCATTGTTGATCTTGCTAATTCTAATTCCTCTTTCATATCTGGTCTTACTCTCTCAGCAGTAAATTGCCAAGATTTCCAAACACCTTTATTATCTTCTTGGCCTTTATTAAACAATTGATAAAAATCTCCTTGCACACCTTTTGGTGTTGAAATTATAACCACTTTAGCTTTCCTGTTAGGATCGGTTGCCATAGGCAATACTACCTCAGTAAAAGCGTTTTGTTTAATAAAAGCAAATTCATCAAGAACAATAAATGTAGGTGATGGTGAAATACCTCTTAAACTATCAGGTCTATCAAATCCTTTTAAAGATAATTTAGATCCGTTAATAAATCTTAATTCAAGATCCATCTCTCTAGGTAACCCTTCTAAGTGGCTTTGGTGAACAATAGTTTTAAGTGTTGTCCACATAGATTCTCTAATCATACCAACAGTAGGTCCTATTAAAATAGCACGTTGATTTCTGTGTTCTAAACAATGATTATAAGCCATAACACAAGCTAAGAAACTTTTACCTGTTCTACGACCAGCAGCAACAATTTTAAATCTTGCTGTATGATCAAATACTTCCTGTTGAAATGGAAATAAACTTAACTCATGGTTATTACTCATTGTTTACCTTTATTATAATAATTTATTTTAAATATTTCATGTAAATATCGGTGAACAAATTCATATGTCTCCAATTTTTAGTGTTTCAATTAATAGCTTTAATTCTATCAGATAATCTATTGGCTCTATCACCAACTTGTTTTGCCCATTTAGAATTTAACATTTCAACAGAAGCGGTTGCCCAATCTTCATCATGAATTGCTTTTATAAATTTTTTAAATTGTGATAATCTAGGAGAGCCCATATTAAAACACATATTAACAATTACTTGTTGTGCTTCACCAGGCATTTCTTCTAAATTACCAAATACTTTTTTAGCTTCATCAATGTATGTATTAACATCTATATCAAATACAGAATTAACTCTTTTTTCAGAAACAGGTGTACCAATTGGTGTACCATATTCTTCATCAGTAGATTTAATTAAATGACCAATACCAAATGTTTTATAACCTAAATGGTCATCATAAACTTCATATTTAACACCTTCATCAATTTTTAATTGTTCTCTTAATTTGTTAATATCCATTTTTCCCTTTATTTACCAATACACCCAAACCATAATCCACTCCCATCATTCATAGAGTGTACATTCATTTCAGTGTGATACGTGGTTAACTTAAGTCTTAATAAATCACAAAGTTCAAAATAATTAACTTTAGTGATTAAGGCTATACCTTCTAGCATCTGTTGTGTAACAGGTACTAAATTATATAACCCATCATTTAATATTATTATATCCATCATTATCAAATAGTATTTTAAATTTAGGCAGATCTCTCATATGGCTGGCTCTAACCCGAACATTTAACATGTCATTCACACACTTCGGGGAATCCATTCTGGATAATTGGAGCAGCAACTCAAAGAGTTTTGCAGTAGCTTTACTTTTAGAAGTAAAAACTACATCTTTATGATCTACCAGCTTATCTTTAATAGTATTACTACCAAAGTAAGATTCTAAAGCTTTCCCAGATTTCTGAGTGAACCCAATATAAAAACTACCGTCAGTATAGTGTGTAACATATACCTTATACACTTGTTCAGTGTTTTTCGATAATTTCTTTGTCATTGGTATCCTCGCTTATAGAAATTTCGTGTTCAACCACATTAGCTTGTTTAATTTCAGTTTCTTTTTTAGTCACGATTGTGAGTAATGGCACATTTGCTAAGCCTGAATTGTGTAAGCTAACGGGTTGTTTTGAATAACCGTACTCTAGGAGTTTTTCGGCTATTCGAACTCTTAAATTTTGTGATTTAGAATCTTCTTTACCATCTAAAGATTTCAATTCATTATTTAAAATATCAATAGGATCAATCTTAAGTCTTTTCATCTTTGCAACTGAACTTTCAGAACCTGAATTAGGCTCTTTAGGCATTGGCTTTCGGCCAGCACCTGGGCGGTAGCCTCCAGACGGCATAATGATCTCCTATTGTTAATTTAAATACCACATATTTTTGCACTGTGGTCTGTAAGGAGACATTGTTGGAATAGGCGATAAAAACATAAAATTACCGCCCATTACAAGATTATTTAGATGTCTCTTTCTCTCATTCTCTTCTTTTTCTTAGAGTTAATGATATTAGCCTTACGAACTCTAACCCTCTTGTCAGAAGGTTTTTCGTAACGCATTTTCTCTCTAAGATCTTTAGTAAGACCGAGTTTCGACATTTTGGTCTTCATTTTCTTAATTGCCTTTTCAACATTATCGTCTTTAAGGAAAATAGTAAAATTAGTACTCATACATTACCTCCTTAAAAGATTAATTGAATTAAAA